CACGTGGTCCCCGTGGTCGAAGGCGGGGGCGGCTGCGGGTTGGAAAATTTCCGGACCCTCTGCATCCCGTGCCATCGGATCGAGACCGCGGAGCTGCGGCGCCGGCTGGCCGAGCGAAAGAGAGGATCGACATGATGCCCAAGACCTGGCGCGAAGTCGAGATCGAGAAGGCCTGGTGTGAGGGGTGGATGAAGCTGGCAGATGAGGTAGAGGAGTATAGTCCAGCTTTCCTAGATGACGTGGAATACCTGACCATGAAGTACAGGCTGGCCGAGCTCTCCGCCCTGCGGCCGTGCGAGGAGTGCAAAGGCAGCGGTATGGACTACGAGAGCGACAAAAGTTTTGACCACTGCTCCGCCTGCCACGGCACCGGCATGGCGAAGGAGGGGTGAGGACGATGAAACCAGACCGCGACGATAATGGTTTGCCGCTGCACAGCGACGAGTGCCCTGACTACGATGGCAAGCGTTGCAGTCTGCGGGGCTTCAGGCCGGATCGTTTTTGCGAACCGAAGCTGATCGAGGAGTACGTCAAAGCGAAGCCGATGACGACGGACGGCCCCCGCTGGACGCCCGGGAGCCTGGCGGAGGCGATCGGGGAATGGAGCCCGTCCGTGGTGTGCTCCAGCCAGGCCGACGCGGTCGAGCGGCTCACGAGGGCCGCCGAGGAGGTGCTCGTTGGCGAGGTGACGGACGCGGCCGCGACGTTCGAGGAACTACGCCGCGCGGTCCGAGATGCGAAGGAGTGGAAGCCATGATGGCCTGCACCCAGGAAATCGGGATGCTCCTGTACCACCTCTCTCGCAGTCTGAGGCAAGCGCGAAAGCTCAAACTCGGCACGGTCTCGGCCCTGCTGATCGACGCCATTGCCCACGTGCGAGAGGAGATGAGGAGATGAAAATCAACTGGCCGAAACACGTAGCAGCGTGCCAGACAGCCATAATGGCCGGGTGGGCCGTGGTAATGGTCGACTACGCCCGAAAGGCCTGGCCCTGGCCGTGGCATGCGTGGATCTTGTTCCCCTTCAGCCTGGCGATCCTGCTGGTCGCAATGTTCGGGCCGCCACGAAAGGACGGTGACGCATGACGCCCGCCTGCACCGACGGCCTCTGCGGCGCCTCGGACTGCCCGACGTGCAATCCCCCGTGGGACCGCAACCCCGAGCTCCTGCGGCTCCTGGAGGTCGCCAGTGACATCGCGGAGAACGCGCGTCTCGGCCAGGTCGAGAGCGCGATCTTGGACGCCATTGGCCACGTGAGAGAGGAGATGCGAAGATGACAAAGGCACAGCTCCGGGTACTGCACGATGTCTACACGGTCACGAAAGAGCAATCCTACGACGCCTGTGGACTCCAAGGCAGTGATCTAGTTGTGGGGCGCAATCTTGAACGCTTGGGCATGCTGGACTGCGTTGGTTACGGACCTGTGGATTGTGACGAATTTGACAGTGACAGGGAATATCCGCTGTTCAGGTTGTCGCCCCTAGGATTTGAGCTAGCGCGGAAGGACGGTGACGCATGAAGGACGTGACGTACCCGAGTTTCCGAACCGAGATCACGATCCAGCCCGGAGACGCGAAGTACTGCGGTGTCTGCCGGCACTGCATCGAGGACCCCGACGACGACGCCGAATGGTGCGACGTTTTCGCGGTCTATCTCACGTGCGTCCAACCGGGTGACGTCGGAACCACGATCCGCTGTCCCGCGTGCCTCGCGGCCGAGAAGGCGGCCAGGGAGCGGCCCCGGATGCTCCAGGAGTGCCCACGGTGTCACGGTGCGGCGGCGCACGGGAACGGCTACGGAGACAAGTGCTCGTGCGAATACGGAAACAAACCCGGCTGGATCGAGGTGACGAGATGATCAAGCCGTGCAATCATTGCGGGGCTGAACCGAACGAACCATCTAAGCGGTGGTACGCATACGAGCACGCCGCAGACACGGATGAGGTGATCCGCGTGGCCGTGGTGTGTCATACATGCGGGGCGCAGGGACCAGCGTCTACCACCGCCGAAGGGGCCAACGAGGCATGGAACCGCCGCGCCCCGCTCACGGTCGAGGATGCGATGAGCGTCAAGGAGGTAAGGGATCTGGTCGAGTGGATCACTGAGCAGATCGGAGAGTACGCGGAACACTACCATGCGGTAGCGATCCCCGAGTGCAGGCCAGATGAGCGATACCATGCGGCGGTGCGGCTTCTCGCCCCGTTCCTGGCCACGATGAAGGCGATGAAGGAGGAAGACCATGAGTGAATTGATGTCCTGCCCGTTCTGCGGTGGCGTGGAGTCGACGCGCAACCCCGAGACTGGCCCGTGCGTGGCCCACATCGTCGATGATGATACCATGCGCGAGGCATGGGCCGTCATCTGCTACTCGTGCGAGGGGCAAACCGGCGAGTGGGACTCGCGAGATGACGCCGTTACGGCGTGGAATCGGAGGCCGTGCGATGAGTGACATCACCCCCGAGCGACGCGCGAAGCTGAATCAACCGCTGGCGCCCGTGTGCCCGCACTGCGGTCGGCAGGATTGCCACCAGACCGCGGGCCTTACGGTGACGTGCCGGTTCCCCGGGTACATCGACCAGGGGGCCATGGGACGGCACGCCCGCGACCGGGAGGATCTCTTAACTGAGCGCCTCTCCGACCGGGAGGAGGATCTGGAAATCCTGTGCCGGATGTACCGGGAGGCGGATGAGCGGTGTTTCTCGGCAGAGGAGTGCGCTGACGTGTTCTACGATTCACTGATCACGTGGATCAGGAAAGAGCGCGAATCCCGCCGGCTGGCGAGTTGCCTCCGCAAGCGCGGCGACGTGTGGCGGAAGCGGGCGGAGAGTTGGCGGTGGAAAATGGGGCAGACGTGGACCATGCTCGTGGCCCAGAGCGGCCTGACCACGCAAGAGCGGGCCCGCGCCGACCGGCTGGAGGCAGAACTGAACGCCGCGATGGCCACGTTGGAGAGGGAGGAGACGGAATCGGCGTACCAGACCGAGCGCGCCGACGAGGCCCAGCACGCATTTGACCTCGCGATCCGCGAACGTGATGCCGCCCATGAGCGTCTGAGGGAGATCGGCGAATCGCATCTGCCCAACGTCCATCTGATCGGCCATGACGACCAGGACACGATCTCCCGTCTCCGCGCCGACAACCGCCGGCTCATGGGAGACGTGGAGAAGCTCGCCAACGCCGACCGCCAGATTGAGGCCCTGATCTCCGACTGCGACCGGGAGAAGCTCCGCGCCGACCAGGCCGAGCACGCCCTGTCCATCGCGACGGCCCAGACGAAGCCCCTGAGCGATGCGTACCAGGCCGAGCACCAGAAGCTCATGGAGGAGATGAAACGCCGCGAGGTGGCGGAGAATGCACGATGGAAGGCCGAGGCGGATCAGGAGGCCGAGCACGCCGAGGTCATGCGGCTGCGGGGAGAACTGGAAACCACTAAGGCGCACCTGGAAAACGCGCTTCTGCGTACAGAGGAGAACGGATTTTGCGACGTGATGCAGGCGCGAGCAGAAGAAGCGACGGCAAAACTGGCCGCTATGACCACTGGGCGTGATGCCCTGTCAGAGCGGTGTACGGTGCTGGAGACTCGCGCCCGGGAGATGCGGGCGGCGGCCCGGCATGTGCTGGCCCAAGGCACCAGGACACAGGGCGGGACGATGAGCATCATCTCGAACGAATCCCTGGAACGGCTCCGCCGCGCAGTCTGCGAGGATGCCTGCCAGGCCGAAAGCGCCTGTGTGGATTGCCCCGAGGTCATGCGGCTGAAGGCTGAGGTGGAGCGGCTCACGGCAGATCGCTACAGCGAGATGACCGAGAGTCCATCCATCTCGGAAGAACTGTCCGCACTGGAGAAAGATCGCGACGCATGGGAGGCAAGGGCGAAGGAGAAGACCACGCAGAACGAAAATCTCCTCGTGGAGCTGGAGAGGCTCCGGAGCGAGGTCACGCGGCTGGAGGCGTGCTGCCGGGCGCGCGTCGCGCCGACGTACCAGGAGGCCAAATGAGGCACCCGCACTCCTGCGGCGGGCCCCTGAGTTTCGAGGGCTCATGCGGGGCCGGCGACTGCTACACGTGCCACCCCGAGTGGTACTACGAAACCGCTCCCGAGGCCGACGACGAGGCCGAGGAGCAGGAAGAGAGAGAGGAAGAGTCGTGCTGAAGAACCTCCAGAAGTGCCCTTGGCCCTGGTTCGGCGGCAAGTCCGCGGCTGCCCCGGCCGTGTGGGATGCCCTCGGGGACTGCAACCACTACGTCGAGCCGTTCTGCGGGTCGCTGGCCGTGCTCCTCAATCGCCCCCACGAGGCCAACCGGTCCTACTACTCCGAGACTGTGAACGATCTGGACGGGCTGCTTGTGAACGCCTGGCGGGCCATCCAGCTTCACCCGGAGGCCACGGCCGACGCGGCATCCAATCCGGTGGCCGAGGCCGACTTGCACGCCCGACATTCCGCCCTGCTGCGATGGCGAGCGGAACACGAGCTGGAGCACCTGATGGGCGATCCGGCGTTTTGCGATCCGACGATGGCGGGATGGTGGATCTGGGGTCAGTCCTGCTGGATCGGCGCGGGATGGTGTAGCGGCCGCGGTCCGTGGGTCGTGGACGAGTCCGGACGGCTGTGCAAGCGGGAGGGGCCGGGCGGAGGGCAGAATCGCAAGCGCCCGCACCTGAGCAACAACGGCCAGGGCGTCAACCACGCCGGGGCGCGAGAGGCGGGGGTATCGCGCCAGCTCCCGCACCTGGGCGACGACGGCCAGGGCGTGAATCACGCTGGTGCACGGGAGGCGGGGGTCTCGCGCAAGCTCCCGCACCTGGGCGACGACGGCAAGGGCGTGAACCGGCCGCAGGCACGCGAGGCGGGCGTCAGTCGCCAGCTCCCGCACCTGGGCGACAACGGCCAGGGCGTCAACCACGCCGGGGCGCGGGAACCAGGGCCCACGTGGTGGGACGAGGACCCAGAGGTTGAGTACCACCCGGTGACGATGCCGGAGGTGCTCCGCTGGTTCCGGTTCTTGTCGGCCAGGCTGCGCCACGTCCGGATCCTTAATGGGGACTGGCGACGTGCGGTGACCACCGGGGCGAGCCTCACGTTGTCGGTACGACAGGGCCTTGGACCCTGCGGCGTGTTTCTGGATCCACCGTATGCGGCGAGCGCGGGACGGAACGCTGACCTCTACTCCAACGACTCACTCACGGTGGCGCACGAGGCGGCGGACTGGGCACTCTCGAATGGAGAGGATCCGCGGTATCGGATCGTGCTGGCCGGGTTCGATGGGGAGCACGCGGATCGGTTTGCCGAGGCCGGCTGGCGGACGGTCGAGTGGTTCAAGTCCGGGTTCCTGCGGGGAGGCATGGCCAACACCGGAGGCGCGGGGCAACATCAGCAGGCCCGGGAGCGGCTGTGGTGCTCTCCGCATTGCCTGCAACCCGGGGTCGTCGAGGCCCCTGATCTCCACCCCCTCGACCTGCGACGACAGGCCGAGATGTTCGACGGAGAGGAGAACGACGAATGAGCTTTTCCGCTGACGAGGACATCCGACAGACCAACGAGCTGGCCGAGAAGCATCCACCTTGCCCATGGTGCGGCGGCCCCGCGCGGCTGGAGTGGACGGAGTACGACGGGAGCCCGGGTGTGACCCCACGCTGCGCCATGTGCGGTATGGAGGCGCCCACGGGACTCCCGGTGCCCGGCGGGCCGAGTGCCAACGAGCTGCTTCCGGAGCGCATTGACGAGATCCTGGCCCCCGCGTGGTACTCCTGGGACCACGCCTTTTGCTGGAGGGAGACGCCATGACGAAACGACCCGCACGACCCGGCGAGGGCCTCCGCGCCCGGGTCATCCAGGTGACGCGCGATCTCGAGATGACGCCAGCGGAGCGCGACCAGACCGGACACGAGCTCGCCGACGAGCTCCACGAGATCGACCTGCTCGACACCGCGGCGGCCGAGTACCGGGCCGGCTACCGGGAGGCGCGCAAACCACACGTCCAGGCGGCCTCATCTCTCGGGCTGGCGATCCGCACGGGCCGGAGGTCGAAGCTCGTGGACCTCGTGGCCGTCATCCCGGCGGGAGAGGCGCGGGTCGTGTACCTGCGGTCCGACGGCTCCCTGGACTCCGAGCGGGCCCTGGGCGACGACGAACGGCAGATGGAGATGGAGGAGCAGGACCCCGAGGTCACGGCCCGGGCCGAGGCTCTGTGGCGGCTATTCTGCGAGGACGGCGGGGGCTAGAACCCGGCCCCGATGAGCATCGGCCGCTCGCCCCACGCATCGGTGCATCCCACGTCCTGGTCGACCTCGAACCTGTACCCGCCGGGCGTCGTGAGAAATACGGGCAACGTCTGCTGAATCGCGGCGCCGCGTCCGCTGGGGTACGGGACCGCACAGGCCGGGCGCCAGTAGGCCGAGACTCCCCGCAGGGCCCCCAGCTCGGCTGAGTCGAACGGCGTGGTCGTGCCGTAGTAGAGGAGGCACCGGAACCCCTGGGCACGGCAGTGGTCGGCGTACCGCTCGATGTAGCCGGCGGCCTGCGCCTTCGTCGGGGTGGTCGACGGCTCGAAGTTCAGGGCCAGGTGGATGCCCTTGGGCGCGCCGAGACCATGGGCAACACTCACGGCGGCCGCGGCGTCGGCGTCGGCCGAGGTGAGCGAGAGGTTCAGCGAGCCCTTCCCGAACTGGAGAAGGAGCACATCGAGTCCTGCGGACAGGAGCTCCGCGAGCTCGCGACGCGACAGGCTGTTGGTCCCCTCGGCGTCGGGCGCGTTGAGCACGGTGCCGTCCCGGCGGCCGTAGCGCGCGACCCACTGGAACCCAGCGTTGCGGAGCCACTGGGCAGCCTCGGGCCGCACGTAGGCCGAGGAGTCGAACCCGAGGCCCCGGGGTAGTGGTACGGCGCGCATCACGCACCCCCGGGAGCCGCGTGGTACGGCCTCGCGATGACGCCCGAGACCTCACGTCGCTCGAACTTCAGGTCGCACTCACGACACCGCTCGGCCAATTCCCGGGCCGAGATCATGCCGTCGAGTCGCGCCTCGATCCGCGCGAGCCGGCCCCCGAGGCGGAAGGCCACGACGATCAGGGCAGTCAGTTGGCCGAGGGCCGTGCCGACGATCGCGACGATGACCGAGGGTTCCATGGTGCTCTCCTGCGCCGGGGCAGCGGCGCGACGATGGTGACGATGCAGTACGCCGCGATGACGAGCCACCCGCCGGCCAGCGCGACGAGTCGACGGAGGCGGGTCACGGCACGACCTCGATGGTGCCCTCGGCCACCGTCACGGGGCCCGAGGGGTACACGAGCGTCAGGATCCAGTCCCACAGACCGATGGGCGGGGGTGCCGTCTCGCTGGCGTCCCAGCGGATCACGAGTTCGCCGGCGTCGCCCGGGTCATCGTCCAGTAGGCTGCGCTGGTTCGGCGCAGGGGTAATCTGGTACACCCCGGAGGCCGGGACCGTCTCGACCAGGGATGACCGCAGGGACACGAGTCCATGGGTCCGCTGGTCGTACAGCCGCAGCTCGACGGACCGGTCTACCGCGGCCCCCGGGACCGCGGCCAGCGCGTTAGTCACGGCCGAGAGTCCCGCGACGGCCGGCGAGATGGTGTCGAGGCTCGCGGCCAGCGCCGCGATGACGCCGGGCTCGCAGCACACCACCGTGACGGCCACCGTGGTCTGACCCGCGGGGATCTCGGTGTCCTCGTCGGTCGCCCACAGGATCCCGTCGCCTTTCTCGACGGTCGTGCCGGCCGGGATCTCGGTCTCGGCCGTGCCGGTGAACGTCACCTCGACGGTGCCGTACGCGGCGGTGGCGTACAGGCCGATGCCATCGGTGAGGCCGGCCTCGTCGAGCGTGCGGAGTTGTAGCCGACAGGCCCAGTCGACGCCCGGCTGAAGTGGCTGCCCGCCGGCCGCACGGAGCAGCGAGGCCGTGAGCTGCACGTCGGCCGCGTCCTCTGGGTACGGGTACGCGGCCTCGAGGCCGGCCGTATCCTCGAGGTGCGCGACGTCGACGGACCGCTGGACGATGGCGGTCATGGCTGGCCCTTCGGCGAGACCGCCGGGTACACCGCCATCGGCACGGTCACGGCCTTGCGGGCCGATTCCTCGGCCGCCGCGATCCTGGCCTCACTCTCCTCGATGGCCCCGGGGGTCGGGAGGGGCCCGCACGCGGCGATGACGGCGGCCCGCTCCTTCGCGGTCCAGGCGTCCCAGTTGTCTCGGATCAGCTTGATGATCAGTTCGGCGAGGGCGCTCACGGGGACACCTCCTTCGGGCACGTGGCCGCGCTCACGAACGCGCACGCTGCCTGTGCGGTGGCCCGCACGCTCACGGGCAGCAGGGACCCCCACTGCTCGAGCGCACGCGCCAGGGCGCAGGCCACGGGTTTGAGGATGGTCATGGTGTCTGGCTTCGACTTCGCGGCCTCCGTCACCTGGACGGCGCCGACCGCGACCACGAGGGCCGAGTTGATCGCCGGCCGCACGGTCCCCCGCCACGCCTTCATGGCGGCCTTGCACGCCTTCATGCACTCGACGTAGCCGGGGGAATCGATGGCGTTCGCCGCGAGACACCGGGGCACCTTCTCCTCACAGGCCGCCCCGAGGGCCCCCTCGGTCGCCAGCGCAACGGAGCGGGTCGTGGCAATGGACCGGTACGCAGTGAGGTACGGGTTCCCGCAGGACGTGGCCAGCCACACGAGCCACACGGCGAGGCCGGCGACGAGGACGAGGGCGAGGCTGTCGCGTGTCGAGGACTTCATGGTTGCACCTCCTTCGCGGCGTTGGCCGGCTCGATGGCCGCGATTCGCGTCGAACTGGGCAGCCGGCGGCGGATCTCCGACGACACCCCCGCGAGCACGGTGGAGATCGTGAGGCACGCGGGAGCGGCCCAGACGGGCGCGTAGACGGCGAGCAGACCGCCGACCGGCAGCATGGCCCCGGAGACGATCAGGAGCGTCCAGGCGATCCAGGAGAGGATAACCGTGGTCCGCGGGGATTGCGGAAGGGCGAAGTCGTCGAGCATGGGTCACAGCCCCTGGTAGATGGTTTTCAGCGCCTGCAACTGGTCGATCTGCGCGTTGATGAACGCGCGTTTGTCCTTTTTCGCCTGAAGCTGCTCCGTCAGATCATCCTGGTAGTCCAAGATCTGATGGAGTACGGCCGCGGTGTAGACGTGGAGCTTGCCGTTGACTTTTCGGTATTCCACAGATCCAACGACGTACTCGCCGAAGGGATCGCCCGGATTCAGATCTTTCAGTGCCATGGTCTTCTCCTGCCTCCTATGTGTCGGGTAGGTCCGTCTGAAATTCGTACCTGATGTAGACTTCGACCGCGCCAGCCGTCGGCGTCTGGTCGGCTCCACCGCCGATCGTCAGGATGATGTCGTTGGTCTCGATGTCCCCCGCCGCGGCCCGATGGTAGTGCGCCTTCTTGTTCACATGGATGTGATCGTCCGCGGCCCCCTGGCTCACGGTCCCGTACTTGTCGGCGGTGCCGGCGACGCCGAGGCCGAGCGAGTGATCCGCGGCATCGAGGCCCGCGATTTCCGTGGACACGCGGAACGCAGCCCCGAGGACGATGGCGCCGGGCGCGCTCAGGATCGTCGTGGTGGCGCCCACGGTGCTGATCGGGACGATGGTGTGGATCACGATGATGCCGCCGCACGCGCTCGCTTGGCCTGCCTGGTCGAAATACACGGCACCGTTGAACGGGGCGATGCTCTTGCCGCCCTTTCCTGTCGCGTCGATCGCGTGGTTGGTGTCGTGCGTGAGGCTCCACCACTGATCGTTCGCCGTGTCGGGCGCTGTGGCCGAATGGCCAAAAATCGTGGGATTGGTCTGAGTCGGATGGTCGTAGTCCTGCGTCAGCCAGGCATACGAACCGATCACTAGTTGGTTGCCGAGTTCGCTCCCCAGCGCCAGGAGAAATTGATCGACCGCGCCCGCCGTGCCATAGAACCGGGCGTAGTTCGCGGCCGACGAAACGAAGGTGAGTTGCCCGGTGGCCAGTAGGGTGCCGGCCACGGTCCAGGCTCCGTCAGCGAAACCAGACCCGTCGACCTCGAGACGACCGGTCACTTGGCAGTCGTCGTTGGCATCCAGGGCGTGAGACGAGGCGCCAGCGTCGCCCACTACCGTGATGCCGGATCCGTTGGGCAGCAGGACGAGGTTCCCGTTCCCGGTGGTGACGATACTGCCCCCTCCCGTGAGTTCGATGTTTCCGCCGACGTACGCGTTGCCGGGAATCTGTCCAGGGTTGCATCCTGGTCTCATTCCGCCCATGTTAGCTCTCCGATCTCGAGATCACGGCCGTGGCCGCGGCGAAGAAGTTGATCGCGCCGTAGTAGGGATTCAGCGAATCCCAGTTGTATGCCGCCCCCGGGTCGAGACGCTTGCCCTTGTTGGCCTCGGCTGCCACGCCCTCGGCGATCCACACGGGCGTCGTGCTGGTCGCGGCGTTCGTGATGGTGGCCTTCTTCCTGGCCGCGTTGGCCGCGAGGGCGACCTGGGACGCGCCGTTGCCAGCCATCTCGGCGTACAGGGTCTCGGCCCCGGTCGTCGGACCGGCGACGATAACGGGGTCTCCAGACGTGCCGGTCGGAGACTGGTTTTCCTGTCCGGCGTCCGTCCCGGTGAGGAGTTGCACGACCATCGGGGCGGACCCGAGGGCCAGGCATTCGACCGACGCAACCGACGCGTCGAACGGGTGTCCGCTGCCGGGCGCCAGCACCATATCGGCGCCGGTCCCCAGCTCGCCAGCATCGCCAGGCGTGGCCGCCAGGACGTTGCTCACGCTGATGAGCCCGACGATCGTACCACACGGATCCGTGATGGTGTCGGCGTCGGCCGAGACGACACCCGTGACCGTGCAGGTGACCGCCAGGTCGGGCGTGTAGTCCTTCTCCACCCCGGGCGTCACGTCGCCCGCGTTCGTCACCGAGGACCATCCGGAGACCGCGTCCTTGATGGTGTCGATGGTCCCGGCCGTCGCGGCGATCAGGTCCTTGGTCATGCACGTGATCCCGACGGTATCGCTGGGCGTCGTCGTGAGCCCGGGCGTGGCGGCCCCGGGGTTCGAGACCGAGGAGACCCCCGTCACCGGAGTCGGCAGCGTGTCGAGCGTGGTGGCCAGTGCGGCGACGACGCCGATGGTTTCGCAGGTACAGTCGATGTCGACGGTCGCGACGATGGGCAACCCCTCCGTTGCGGCCGCAGGGTTCGTCACGGTGGTCCAGCCCGCGATCACCGTGACGACCGTATCGATGGCGCCGATGGCCGCGGCGGTGGCTCCACGGGCCGCGCATGTGACGCCAACGCTCGGGGTGTAGATCTCGGTCACACCCGGGGTTGCGGCGGCCTCTTGCTCGACGCCGGTCCAGCCGGCGACGGCATCGTGGATGGTGTCGAGGTAGCCGGCGGCCGCGGTCTGGGCGCCGATGGTCGTGCATGTTACGGCCGCGTCGATGAATCCGCCGGCCGGGATCGTGACCTCCTCGTCCAGCGCCCAGTAGATCGCACCCCCGGCGTGCTTCACCCGCTTGCCAGCGGCGATGACGGTGCTCGGGGTTCCGACGAGTTCGACCGTCGCGGTGCTGTACGTGGCCGCGGGGCACACCACGTCCTCGTCGGTGTCCCAGTTGCCCGCGACGGCCGCGACCTTGACGTGACTGCCGGCCGGAACCGTGACCTCGCCGGCCGAGGTATCGATCCCGAGCGTCACGTCGGCGGTGCTCTGCGTGGCGCGCGCCGTGGCGCTCTCCTCGTCGGTCGCCCAGAGGTCGGCCACGGCGGCCTTTTTGACGTGGGTTCCGGCCGGGATCGTGACGGCTTGGGCGTCGTTGTCGATGGTGAAGCGCTCGGTCACGACGCCGTACGTGGCGGCCGGCAGCACCACTTCGTCGTCGGTCTCCCAGTAGGGACCGGCCGCGACGTCCGCGGCCTTGCAGACCCGCGATCCAGCCGGGATCGTCACGGCCCCGGCCGAGGTGTCACCCACAACCGTGACCTCTCCGGTTCCCGCGGTGGCCGCGGCGCTCACGCTCTCAGTGTCGTTCGCCCAGAAGTGCCCTGGTTCTCCGACTTCCTGGTGGTCCTCGAAGAGGAAGCCCGCGGGAATCGTCACGGCCCCGGCGGTCGTGTCGATGACGGCCGCGAGCGTCGCGGTGCTGGCCGTCGGGGTGTCGGGCGTAACGCCCGCGTCTCCTCCGATGTGCACGGCGACGTTGTCCGTGTTGGTGATGGGGTTGTAGATCTTGGCCGCGCCGATCAGCGCGTTGCCGTTGGAATCCACGAGCTCGACGGGCGTCGAAGTCGTGTTGCTGATGGTCTGCGGCGTGATGCCCATCTCAGTACCTCACAGGCTGGGCAAGACGCCCAGGGATTGGACGATCGTTTTCGACGGCGGCGCGTCTCAGTACTTCGCCTTCGTCGTGCATCTTGTACATGCGGACGTCATTGCCCGAGGGGATCATCCAGGCGCACACCCCATCGAGAGCCGACGGCGAAACGTCGTACGATTCGGAATCGCTCCACACGAGACACAGGTCATCGATGCGCGCCAGATTGGTATCGCCGGCCGAATCCGCGTACAGGATGTATTTGCCGTCGACCGACATCTGATCGACGTCCAGAGTGCCAGGGGTCCCGCCGTTTCGACGAAGCATCTGCATGGGCGCCGAGTTCCACGGGAGCGAGTAGACGCGAACGCTGCTCTCGTACGTGGCGTCTGGGTCGGATGCGTTCGACGCCACGACCAGATGATCCCCGTCGGTCCCGAGCCTCTGGCCAACAAGCGCTGGCGTGCCCGAAGCTTCGACGGTGGCCAGTTCGGTTCCGTCCTTGTCATAGACGCGAATGAACATGTCGTCGGCCGCGGACTTGTACCCCGTGACAGCCACCAAGGACCGCACGCATGTGATCCCGTGGAGCCGCGCCGAAGTCACGACGGTTCCGTGATTGACGGTCCAATCGTCGGTGAGCTCGTCGCCGTTGTGCGTCCATGCCCGGGTCCATGTTTTGGTCGTGCCGTACCCGATGGCGAAGACCTGGCCGCCTCCATTGGACGCGAGGCCGTAGGGCTCGATGATGTCGGTGCCCGTGAGACCGAAGACATCCAGCACTTCGCCGGTCGCCGCGTCGAACATGACGAGTGAACTGTTGCTGTTGTCGGCCTCGCGCGACGCCATGAACACGTATGCGCCGTCGCAGCATACGGCTTGCGGCGGCTGCGCTGGATTGGGTGCCGCGGCAGTCCAGAGGAGGGCCCCGGTGTACGCGCTGTAGGCCCGCAGGTTCGTCGCGGCGTCGACCGCGAAGATCACGAAGACCCGCAGGCCGTCGGTGCAGATGGCCGTCACGGTGTCGGCGGTCCCGAGCGTCAGCCAGCCGAGCAGATCGCCCCGCTGTTTCGTCGGCGCGATGTTGGGCGAGTGGACTTGGAAAATGTCGCCTTCGGTCGTCGCCGTCAGGGCCTCGGAGAGCATACCGAACCGGCGGACCACGCATCCACGAAGCCAGTCCATCGTGTAGCCGATGAGCTGGAAAATCCAGTTCCAGGCGGTGTGCGCGGGCTTGTCGGCCGCGGCGTAGCCCACGGCCTTGAGCCCGGCGTCAGGCTCGACGACACTGGGCGCTCCGAGTCCATCACACCAAGTCGCGCCTTCGAGATCGGGAATCGTCCGCGGATATTCGCTCATGGGTTAGCCTGTGATACGAGCGCGGATAGCCCGCCCTCGCCGAATCCTTTGCAGTTCGGGTCAGGGTTCCCGGAGAACCCGAAGTACCCAGCGGTCAGACCCTCGGTCGCGGTCCACGACACACCGACCAGCGTCGCCAGTTCAAGGGCCTGATTGATCAGTAGCCTGCGCTGCGCCGTCGTCGCGGTGGCAACGTCGTACGTGACGACGAAGTGAGCCATCCCGGCCTGCCGATAGATCACGGTGGAGGCGCCGGAGAAGCGCCGCACGATCTCGCAGATGCGTTCGGCGCAGCCGTCGGACAGCAACACCATGATCCAGGTCCGGAGGGCCGCGCGATAGTCGTCGTCGCCCATCCCGGTCCTGGCCAGCCCGAGGCGTGCGCCCCACTGGTCAAGCTGGACGCCAACGGCGGTCGACAGAAGCCGTTCGGTGATGAGGTCGTGAACGAGGCTCTCGGCGAGCTGGACCTCGGCCCCGACGATCCGAACCAGCTCCTCGATCTGTCCGACGGTCACGCCGCGGAGCGGGTGCGCCAGGAGAGCGGCCGTCTGGTCGGCGACGTCGGTGCGTTCGGCTGGGACTGGAGTGCTCATGCGCTCGTTACCGCCACGTCGGCCAGGGCCGTTGTGCTGATCTCCGTCGCCGCAATCACCACCGGGGTTCCGGTCGCCGGCGAGCTGGTACGGTCAACCAGCAACGTGACGGTCCGGATCCCTGGCACTCCCGGGATCACGGTGCCGGAGTCGTCGGTGTAGCCGTTGACGACGTATCCAGCGGCCCGCACGGGCAGCACGTCGCGACCGACTCCGAGGGTAGCGCCGTACGCCACGATCGCGGCGGCCACGAGGTCGTCTCCATCGACCGGGTACGCGTCGACCCCAGGATCGGTATCGATCTCTAGGGTGAGATCCCAGTAGGTCCGGACGTCGGTCGCGTAGGACCACCGGATCGTCTCGGAGTTGCCCTGCTCGTCCGTCACGGTCCTGGTCTCGGTGCCGTCGCAGTAGATCCCCGCGGGCTCACCGGCGTTCCAGATGGCTTCCGCGAGCTCGTCCTCTTCGGCCGACGTGAGATCGTCTGGCCACACGAGCACGCGATACGATTTCCCCGGCAGCCCGTTGGCGTCGGTCACGAGCGTGCGATTCGTCAGGACCACCGCGTAGTCCACGGTCGCGAGGGCGGCGACGCGAGACCGAATGGCCGGGACGGTCCCGTTGCCCAGGATTGAGCGGCTGTCCCTGATGCGGAGCCACAGCGCGGCGTCGGTTTCCTCGGCGCTACCGATCGCCGCGTCCGCCGGATTCGTCGCGGAGGTCCATCCGGCCACCGCGTCCACGATGGTCGTGACGGTCCCGGCCACTGCCTCGCTGGACCCGGTCTCCGAGCAGGTCGCCTCGGCCGATACGGTGCCACCGCCACCGATGGTCGCGGCGGCGTCGAGCGCGAAGATCGGCCCGCCGTCAACCCGCACTCGAGAACCCGCGGCGATGACCGTCGCGGCCACGCCACCGAGCGTAAGCGTCACGGTCGACGCTGTGGACGGCTCGCGCGTGAGTCCTCTGGCGTCGGCGATGGCGTCGAGGACCACGCCCGCGGCCGCGCTCGGATCCCCAGCATCATATACGGCCTGCATCAGCTCGTACGTCAGGCCGATCTGCTGCGACGTCGCATCGATGATCTGGCCGACCAGCGAGTCAGGTCCCACCGGGGTATCGGGCCCGAACTGCGACGACGACTGCACGGCCTCGGCGAGGTTCGTCCTCACGTCCTCGGTTCGCAGGACGGTTAGCCCGGTGGCATCGAGTACAGGCGTCACGGACATGATTCGACCCTTCCACGATCGTCGCGAATTGTCAAGGATTGTCGCAAATTGTCCATGCTACACCGTCACCGAAACGAGCCCGTAATCAGTCGTGGCTTCCACGTGAATGGTCGCGAGTCTCGTGGTTCGGTCAAAGTCGATCTCGATGGTCGGGACCCCCGTCACCCCGAGGACCTGGAGGAGCTGGTCACGGATGAGCGCAGAGAGCAGTTCCTGTTGCGGCTCCTTCGCGGCCGACAGCTCGCGGTACGGGATCCCCATCTCGAGATCGAACGCGTAGCTCGCCCGCTGGGACGCAAGCCGGAGCCAGATGGCCTGCCTCACCTGTTGCTCAGGCGTGCACGTTGACGGCCCGTTCCCCACGCTCATGTCGAGGTCGTGCGTCGTCATGTCGAGGAGGAGATCCATGGTTACTCCGCGTGCACCTTCGTGCTGCCGGTCGGGACCACCGTCGGGAGAAGCGGCGGGACAGTGGCCGATGCCGGTACCCCGAAGTTTGGGTGTCCATGTGCCAGGGCCCATGTCCTGATCTCTGAGAGCTCCTGGTCAACCTTCGACGCCAGCGCGACGAAATCCGCGGCCGTCGAGCTCACGAGGAACACCTGCGACCCCGCGATCACAGGGCCCAGCGTCGAGTACATCGTGGCGCCCAGCGGTGAGCCACCCGGCAGCGAGCACGGGATCGCGATGCAGTCGGACCACGAGCACGACCGCTGTTGATCCGGCGGAAGTTGCCCCTCCGTCCCGCTGGCCTTCCATGCGGAGATATCGGCGTCCTGCGGGATCAGCATGACGTACGAGCCGACCGGCACGGGCCACGTGATGGCCCCGCCGGCCCAGGACGGGAACGCCACGGGGACATCCCGCACCGGTGGCCACGGCTGCGCGACTCCAAGGGCGTTGGCCACGCCGATGACAGGCTGCACGGTGGCGCGTTGCGTGGCCGCGACGTACTCCAAGACCTTGCCCGGGATCGGCCCGTGAACCAGTCCGTTGGATCGCTGGCCCATCGCTTCGAGTAGGTCTACGAGTCCAGGGCTCGCGTCGTTCAGGTCGCCGCTCATGCCTTCACCGGGTCCGCCGTGATGGACGTTTCCCACGTCTGGCCGTCGGACGTGCAATGGTGCCGGACCTTCGCGACCTTGAACACGCCGTTGATCCAGCGGCTCTTGATCGTCATGCCCATGCCGGCCCGGGAGAACGCCGGCTGAAGTCGTGCCTTGCACTCGATCGCGCCCTTGTCCTTGCGGACCGGCGATTCCATGAGGCCGGTTTCCTCGCTGAGCAGCGGGGCCCCTGGCATGCCCGGGTCATGCAGGGCGAACAGGTAGATGGCGCCCGCCTGGATGGTCCAAGAACTGAGGTCCATGGCCATGACCTCGGCCAGCGCGTCCACGGCCTTGCCGACGAACGAGTAGCCGCCGCTGTAGACGAACGGCGCGATCGATGGTGACTGGTAGCCGATGGGCAGACGGAGCTCCGCCAGGATGTCGGCGAGGATCACGCTGCGGGCGGTGCCCTGCGGGTACGACCGTGCAAAGATGGACTCGTGCCAGCGGCGCAGCCCGTCCCGCGCCTCGATGGTCGTGACGACGTCGGGGCCGGACCTGGCCGTACTGACCTGCCGCGCTACGATGTCCATGAGGCAGAGCTGAGACGGGACACCGTCTCCGGCGAGGACCTGGATCACCTGGCCCGAAGACTCGCAGAACGCCCGGCTGGCCGCACTCAGGTTCCAGATCTTGACCTTGGACTTGTTTGGCTTGCTGCCGCGGTCGATCTCGATCTCGGCCTCCATGTGGAGGTCGCGCCAGACCAGCGAGGTTCCGCCGACCGGACCGACGCGAACTTCCATGATGCGCTGAGGCACAGGCATCAGGGCGTCTCCACCGTGAGGACCGAGGACGCGGCCACGACCGCGGCGTCAATCTCGTCGGCGTCGAGGTAGAGGAGCTGGTGCGTGCGCCCGAGCCCCGCGAGCGTGCACTCCTGTTCGGCGCCCGACGTGTCGTACAGGACGAGGCGACCGGCTGGCCACGGTGCCCCGCGGCGCCGATATAGCGCCGGCCGGTCTGGTCGTAGCGCATGGCCCTTCAACATCGCGACGTCGGCCGCGTCGTACAGGTCCAGGTACCAGCACGCCGGCCGCTCGCGCCACGTGAGCACGAGTCGAAACACCGTCTCGTCCAGCGTCACGACGAGGTCACGGACCGGGGCGACGTCCACGGGTTCGATGTCGATCTGCCACTTCATTTCGACACCCAGCCGGCGGCCTTCGCCAGCATGACCGCCAGGCTCCCGGCGTCCTTCTTTCCTGCGGCTCCGCCGCTCGTCGGCTTGCTCGTGGCCTGGGCCGACACGGACGGCGAGAGCTTCGCCGCTGGAACCGAGGCCGTCGTAGCGACGGCGCGCCGAACCTCCGTGCACTCGATCGTCACATCGACGGCGTCGCCGGTGTCGAGTCCCATCTTCTCCTCGACGGTCCCGATCCACACGGCCGCGCCCCAGAACCGCGTCGACATGAACACGGGCTGTCGGGCGACCTGAAGTTTCCTGAGCGCATCGCCCGCGCCACTCACGCGCCCGGGCCCGGTGAGCTGCGCCCACGTGGGGCCGACCAGGGCCGTCAGAGGCGTGCACGTCACGGTGCCGGAGACGCGCCACTTGCGCGACTGGAGTGACACGCCGTCGCACATCTCGAACCCGGAATCAACGGCGTAGTCCGTGACCTTCGCGGGAGACTGGCGGGTCTCGTCGGCCTCGGCGTCGAACGAGAACACGGCCGAGCCGTACGTAGGGATCTCGCTCGCGTAGATCAGGACACTCACGGCCCGTACTCCGCCGCGGGATCGCGGATCGACCAGTACGCATCGGTGACGGCGTCGCCAAGAACCTCCTTGGCCTTCTCGACGGCGATGCGACCGATCTCCGCGGGCGAAGCGTTGGTGTTGGCGACGATCGTAATGCCGGCGTCGACCTTCGCGTTGACCGTCTGCTCGGTCCGCTGGACTCCACCGGGGCCCACGCGGGTGAGTTCGCCGTTCCAGAATTCTGGCCCTGGCGTCGTCACGGTCCCGAGTTGCGTGGCCGTGATGCCCATGCCCGGCACCTGACGTCTCATCAGCTTCGATTCATCCAGGGCCATATTCTCTGAGACGAGAGCAGTGTTCGCAGCTTGGATCAATTGTTCTTCGGTGGTAGGCGGCTGCGTGACTATCTTCCTTGCCTGAAGATCTGTGATTGATACCCCTTCGAGTTGATCGGTATTCTCTTCCAACCCGATCTTCTCGGCGATCCACGCAAACACCTTGCCCAGCCCCTCGGCGAGCCAGTCGACCGCGCGAAGCACCATCTTGAGGCTGTTGAGCAGCCACGTGAGGAATCCGCCCTTCTGGTCGTACGGCGCGTTGAACCAGTTGAGGAAGTCCTGCCATGCCTGCCGGATGCGCCCGGGCCACTTCGACAGATCGGTCAGCCACGTGATCACCGTGTGGATGCCGTTGAGGAACGACAGGAGCGCGGCTTGCTGGCCCTCGTCGAGGATGCGACCAACCAGCGAGTCACGTCCCTGCCAGAAGGCCCACAGGTCATCAGCGACGAGTAGGAGCCCAAGCAGCGACAGCGCCACGATGCCGGCCGACGTGGCCATGGCGGCGAAGAACGCCAGGACCTTCGGAATCACCAGGTACCCGAGATAGGCCGCCGCGCCAATGGCCGCGGCCCGCAGGACCGAGAGGACCTGAGCGAGGCGCCCCGGGGCCATCAGCCACTTGCTGATCGCGGCCATCCCGCGGGTGAGGTACGGCAACAGGATGGAGCCGATCGTGTTCTTCACGCCGTTGACCGAGATCATGAACTGGTTCTTGGCCGCGGTGAACTTCCGGGCCATTCCGATGGTCCCGTCGCCGATGATGGCTCCGGACCGAATCATCTGGGCCCGCAGTTCCGCGATGCCCTTCGAGCCCTTCGATAGGAACGGCAGGAGCTTGATGCCGGACTCCTCGAAGAGTTTCATCGCCGCGGCCGAGCGGGCCGGCCCGGCAGGCATTCGTTGGAACGCGTCGGCCACGCGGCCGAGCAGTTCCTCGGTGCCCAGAACCTTGCCGGCCGTGCCCTTCACGTCCACACCGAGCGACCGGAACGCCGCGGCCGCCTCGGCCCCTCCCTTGCTGGCGTCCTGCGCCTTGCGCCCGATCTTCCCGATGACCGATTGGAACGCCTCGCCCTCGACGCCCGCGGTCTTGGCCGCCTGCGCCCACACCTGATATGCCTCGGCCGTCATGCCGATGGCCTCGGCCGATTTCCCGATGGTCGATGCCTCGGCCGCTAACCCGGTGGTCAGGAGCTTGGTGATCCCGGCGCCCACGAGTCCAATGAGCGTGGTCCGCAGTCCGCCGAACGCCGTGACCAGTCCACCGCTGGCAACCTGCGCGGTCTGCGCCGCGGCAGCCGTCTCCCCGAGCTTCGCCTTCGTTGCGTCGATCGCCGCATTGGCCGCCCGCTGCGTCGCGGCGTCCAGTGCGAACTGGATGCGGGTGATGAGGTCGGTTCCTGGCCCGGCCATCAGGACTCCAGTGCGCTACCCAGCGCCGCGTGCAGTACGTGATCCCACACGTCCACGAGTGACCACTCTCGCAGTACCGTGGGCAGCGGCACACCGGACTGCACGGCCCGGAGCACGGGCCAGCCCCACCAGCGGGGCGAGCCGACCAGGTGACGCTCGGCCTCACGCTCGCGCCGTCGCATCACGCCTTCTGCCTCGGTTCTCGCCGAACTCATCTCCCGGCCTTCGGTGCGCCGGATGGCGCGGGTTGCGACGAGGGCGAGCTCCCACCCGCTAAAAGAGCCGTCCAGGAAGGGCCGTAGTTGATCTCCACGACCCACGAGATCGCGCGGGCGAGCTCGCCATAGTTCGCGGCGAACGCGTCGTTGAAGCCGTCGGGCTTGCCCACGTCGGCGGCCGAGCGGGTCCCGTCCTCGGCAGTGGTCGCGCGCTTCACCCCGGCCAGCATGGCGCGCATGAGACCAGGGCCCCCGGCGGTCAGGAGTCGCCCCGGCAGCGAGGCCAGCGACGACAGATCCAGGTCTCGAGAAACGAGCGCCTGGGCCTCCGCGGCCGTGACCTTGCCTCCGGCGACAGACCGGAGGATCCCCGAGATGGCGGTCAGCGCGGACCCGGCCGCCCCCGACAGCACGTCGGCGATCTGGAGGGCCAGCCGGCACCCATCCTCGGTCGGCAGCGTCGTCGCGGTGTAGTCGTGATCCACGCCATCGTCATCCGGGATCACCGTCTGGTGGATCTTGCGGGACATGTCCTCCTCCTCCTACGGTCAGACCGCGGTCTCGACGATGCGGCCGCCGAAGACGTGCACGTGATCGCCGCCCTCGTCACCCAGCGACACGGGGGATCGCTTCTTCGGCCACACCTCGCCGGTCCAACTCCGCCGGCCCAGGATGTCCTGAGCCACCAGGGCCATCCGCGGGGCCGAGGTGTTGTACGCCGTGTCTTCGGCGGCCTGGAGGGTCTTGTGCGACGGCGCGCCGTGCAGCAGCGTGAGCGTCAGGGTATCCTCCTCGGGCGGGAGCTTCGACACGCTCATGGTCCCGTGGCTGCCGTACTTCGCCTTGTACCGGTCGCCCCCATACTCCACCTTGAAGGCGTCGGCCCCGGGGGCCCAGCCCGTGACGATCACTCCGCCGATCGAGCAGACGAACAGGTCCGCGCTGAAGTCGGCGACATCGGGATTCGGCATTGGTCAGTTCCTTTCACTCCCGGCTCAGGCGCCGAGGTAGACGTTCCAGGTCACGGTCTCGATCGAACCCGACAGGACGCCGCCGGCCGTGAAGGCCGGCAGCACGCGCGTCGCCTTCACGGCGGCCGAGATCTTCGTCAGGTCGGGCGCGTTGACGAAGGTGCTGCCCTGGACGAAGTGCGCGGCCGACGGCTGCATGCGGGGCGGCTCGCCGCGCTGAAGGACCTCGAGACCGACGCCGCGGAGCTCCGCGATCCCGGTCTCGTCGTACGGGAACTTCCGGTTCTGCGCGGACAGCAGCAGAGCCCGGGCCGTCAGGGCCTCCTTCATCCTGATCTTGGCCCACATGCGGGAGATCGCCGCGTCGATGAAGTCGCCGTTCCCGAGCAGTCCGGAACGCGCCACCGCGATGCCGCCGAACGTGATGATGGAGTTTCCGTTGTCTGCCTTGATGGCCGCGTACTCCGCGGCGGTCAGTGGGCCGCTCGCGCCCTCGGCCAGGTCGACGCCAGTGAGCGCGACCTTGTCGAACGTCGTCGACCCATCGTCGGGGCTCAGCCCGAGCTTGTAGGCGAGCCAACACAGGTCCGCGGCCACGAGGTCGTCATCGTGGTACACGCCGAAGACGCGCCCGTTGTTCGCGGCCTTCAGGACCTCGATGGCGTTGCCCGTGGTCCCGGCGTAGATCTCGGCGTCGCCGCACTGGATGACGCCGATGCGATCGACCGTGACGCACGCGGTGGCGAACTCCGCGAGGTTCGCCTTGGTCCGGTCGTCCGTGACGAACGCGAAGATGTCGGGGTCGTACGCGACGGCCAGCGCGAGATCGGTTTCGAACGCCGTGTACGCCGACACCATCGAGATCTTCAGCGTCGGCGGGTGAACCGGTTGCGCGAAGAACTGCTTGGCGAATGCGATGAGCGCGGCCGACAGGTCGGTATCGACGTCGAGCTCGCCCGGTCCCCCGTAGCTCCGCACTTCGCCGGTCGCATCGAAGGTCGCGCCCGTCGAGGCGATGCAGATCATCGTGAGGTTGCGCGTCGCCGGTCGGGCCCCGTCTCCGTAGACGTTGACGACGATGTCGCTGTTTGCGCTGTCCCAGGTCATGTTGACTCCTCGGCCGAGAATTCCGTCTCGGCCAGTTCCTCGATCGTGTAGATCGGCAGTTCTTCGGTATGGGCCCAGGAGACCGGCCACATGCGGACCGTAGACTCCTGACGGATGTCGTCTCGGATGGCAGTGGCGTCCTCGGTGTCGACCGGCGTGGGGTGCAGGACCACGCCACCTGCCTGGATGGCAGACCTCACGGTGTCGCCGTGGATGACGAAGTCGAGGTACTGGGCGTAGTCGGCCGCGTCGACGCCAAACACCGCCACCGCCACGATGCCGCGGATCCGGCCGTGGGTGATCTGCTGCACGCTGGGCGCCGTCCGGAGGCTCACGGGGTCTCCATCGTCTCGCAGGTTCGGGACCTCGATGGTCGGGTGACCTACGGGGCCCTGGTACGACAGCGCGACCGCCGCGTAGGGTTCGATCGGTCGGCCGGCCGACGCGGCCCGCTGGTACTGCGCGATCGTCGTGATGCCGAGGGCTCGGCCGATCACCCGGACCATCAAGGCCTGGACCTCACTCGGCAGCAAGATCGCCTCCTCGCTCAGCCGCGCGATAGACCGCGCCCCAGTCGGCGAGATCTTGCGCGCCCGTGATCGCCAGGCGCCGACCGCCTGTCTCGACCAGATCGCCGATCCGACCGTCTGCATCGGTGGCGAGCAGTACCCGCTCACCTCCGGCCACGCAGATGATCCACTCCTGCGAGATGCGCGCGCCCTCTGGTCGGAGCTCTGCGGGCAACACCTCGGACTGGTACGCCGTCCCGAGGACGGTGAACCGTTCGGCCGGGCCAGCCTGCCACTGGCCGTCCTCGTCGTACGCGCCGATCTGGCGCGTCACGTTCAGCAGGATGGCGCCCGGCGGGATCATGCGCCACCCGTGAGCAGTGCGTTCAGCATCTTGGCTCGCGACGTGTTGTAGGCACGGCCGCCGAAGGACCGTCTGAACTGGGCCCTGGACTTCGGACTCCAGTTCTCCCGCAACACCTTCTGGGCCGCGGCGGCCTGGCGACGCACCGTGGTTTTGACGCGGGTCCGCTCGGCCTGCGTCGACTTCGAGAAGCTCAGGATGTGCCGGTCCTGGAACTGCTTCCAGCTCACGGCGTGGCGCATCTCGCGCATGCTCTTGCTCCGGCCCGCGTGGTACGTCTGATAGAGTTGTTGCCGCAGCGTGAGGTCTGCGTAGCCGCCGGCGCGAGAGATGCGAGTCTTGGTCACGGGCCAGTTGGTCCGCCTCGGGTGCGTCGGGCTGATGAAGTCGATGGCCTCGATCAGGGCGCCGGACTCGCGGATACCCTCGGCCGCGGCACTGGCCCGCATGATGCCGGCGAGCCTGGACCCGGCCCGATCGATGCCGCTGGCCAGCGGGGCCGTTCCGCTCACGGCCTCGCGGTGGAGCGCGGCCTTGTCAAACCCGGCCTCCGTCTGCACGGCCTTGAACGCCCGGCTGATCCATCCGGCGTGCGGGAATCGCTCGCTCGCGTTGACGAACGCATACGTAGCGATGCGCTCGCCGTAGGCGTTCTTTGCCTCCGTCGGGATCCCGATGACCAGTATCGTGTCGGCCAGGATCTTCAGCCGCGCCTTCGCCGCGTCGGCGCCGCGATCGGTCTCCGTGACGGACGACTGGCCGAATCGCACGACGGTGCTCATAGCGACGGGCTCCCGCCGCGCGTCGTGGCGTCGAGGATCCACGGGTCCCAGTAGCCGCGGGCCTCTTGCAGGGGGAGCTCCCCGGGATGACGCACGGCCCACAGGTCGTACGCTTCGCTGATTCCGGCGACCGACTTGGACACGACGCCAGGCGCGCGATGACGCGTCTGCCAGAGGGCCGCGATGTATCGAGCGATGCCCTCGCGAATGGACTCCGGGATGGCCGCGGCGGCCAGGATCTCGGCGGGATCGGCGTCGGCCAGCCCGACGCCATCGATCCATTCCTGCGTCGGGATCGGCGGTGCGGTGAAGTCTCGGCGCCCGACATGCTCGTGGGCCGTCGCTCTGGCGAGCGTCCACCACTCCTCGAGCTGCGCCTGCTCGTCGGAATCACGAGGACGGAAGCGACGGATCAGCCGGCCACGCTCCGTCGCCCACTTGAGGCCCTCGATGATCGTGGTCATGTCGACACCATAGCGGGGGCCGGAGTCGAACCGACCACAACCAGGGTATGGGCCTGGGGCTCAGCCGCTGAGCATCCCCGCAGGAAACACGCCACCACGCCCGCCACAGAGGAGGACGAGGTTGACCGGGCCGTGGTGGCGAGCTGGATCACTTGTCGCGCTTCTCCTGGTCGCGTCGCGGCTGCGGCCGGTTCTGCATGTGCGGCATCGCCGCCGATGCGTGGCGCAGATGTCGCGCCTCGGACTGCGACTTGTTCAGCACGGTCACGTGCTCCTTGCGCGCGACCATCCCGCGGACCACGGCCCACGGGCGCCAGGATGCTGCACCCATTACGTCGAGACACCAGGGCATGAGATTCCTCCTTCAAGTCGGCCAGGCGCCCCGCGCGGCCCTGGCCTTGGTAATAGGTACGCGGCCCATCGATTGGCTACGACGGAGCGCTGTCCCACTCGCCGATGACGCACGCGCCAGGCCGCTGCACGAGGTGCTCGATCCCGACCTCGGCCAGCATCGTGAACTGGTTCTGGACGAACTGGGCGTTGATCCAGCCGACGGCCACGCGATCCATGGCGGAGTTGCGGATCTTCGCCGAGAACAGCGAGTGCTGAACCACGTGGAAGTCCGTCTGGTCCATGGTCCAGTCCGGCGCGATGTCGAACAGCGGAGTGCTGATGACGCCGTTGGTCCCGATGGTCCCGGGGACCGCGCCCCCGGCGAACGGGAACACGTACTGCCCGGCCGTGCTGGCCTTCGTCACGATCATGCTGATGAGGTCCAGCGGGTTCACGTGGACGGTCACTGGTGCCGAGTATCGGAGCTGGGCCCAGGCGCGAAGCAGGGCGTCGAACATGGTGTCGCCGGCCGCGCCGGCGGACCACGCCTGAGTCGGGCTCGTGGTGCTGGTGATGGTGCCGTGCACCTGCCCGGCGATGGCGCCGGAGGCCGCGGCCCCGGTGCCGTACGCGAAGTGCCGATGTAGCGTGTACTTGAGGCCGTCGGTCAGCATCTGCCGAAGCATCGCCTCGAGCTGCGGGGCGACCGCGATGGCCTGCTGAGTGCAGGGGATGTAGTGCGCGAGCGTCTGGATCGCGAGCGAGCTCGCCTCGTACTCCGCGATCATCGCGGGCTTGGTGTTGCTCTCGGCGGTGGTGCCGAAGTCCAGGCACGTGACCGACGTGGCCGTCTGGATGGTCTGGCCCATCGTCTCGGTGCAGGTGATCTGGGTGGCCGAGTCGACCGTCAGGACCTTGCGCTCGATCAGGCCCTCGGCGTCGTGGATGCGGAGCGTGAAGCCGACGCCGACGCCAGCCGTGGTGTCGACCGTGAGGACGGCGGATCCGCTCTCCGTCTGGGCCGTGAGGACCAGGTGGATCGCGCCGCTGGCGTTCCGCTGGGTCTCGCGGACGAACGGCACGCTCATCAGCCCGAGCGGAGCGAAGTCGGGAAGTTCGGGGATGAAGTCGGCGTAGCTGCGGGGCAGCGGAACGCCGAGATCGAACGGCCCCACGGCCCCGGGGGTCGAGAGCGCCGAGACCATCGACTGCGAGATCGTGGTGACGGCGCGGGCCGACAGGTCGATCGGCGAGCGGGCCGAGATCATGCCGTCGCGCATCATGCCGCGGGCGCACAGCCCGAGGTCGAGACCGGCGGCGATGAGCGCGGCCGCGAGCTCCGACACGTTGGAGCGGGGCTGTACGATGGACTGCACGCCGGGGGCCTGGGCGCGGGCGGACAGCGCCGTCATCTCGGCCCGGAGCGCCTCGTTCTGCGTCCGCAGTTCGCGGGTCGCATCGAGCGCCTCGGCGATCCGGGCGTCCTCGCCGGCCCGGGTCGACACGTCTGGGGCCGCATCCTGGGCGCGGGCCTGGACCTGCGTCTGGAGCGCGGCCATCTCGGAACGAAGCGCGGCGGTCTGCCCGTCCACCTCCGACCGCAGCGCGGCCATGATCTCGGGAGCCACGGGGCTCGGCTCGGTTCTGCTCTGGAGCTCAGGATCCATTTGATTCTCCTGTGACGGCCGGCTGGGCCGCTGGGTTGGGTTCGGCCGCCGGCATTGGGTGGCCATCGTCGATCGGCTCTTCGACGAGCCGGAGGGTTGTCGCGTGGTAGCAAGGACGGTTGGCTGAGCTCACGCTGATGAGCTCGGCACGGGTGACAACAGAGCGCCGCTGCCTCGGCTGCTCTTCGCGGGTCTCGCCGGTGAACAGCACGGACTGGGCGGAGATCGCCCCGCCGCTCACGGCAGCCACCAGATCGCGGCCAACCGCGGTGTCAAGCGGGACCATCGTGAGGTGGAGTCCGATGCGATCTTCGCGCGCCTTGACGATCCGGGCGGCCGGCATGGCGTCGGGCCGCATGATGTCGGCGTGGCCGTGGAAGTAGGGCAGCGGGTGCGCGTCGCTGATCCGGGCGCACGCATCGGCGAAGGCGCCGCGGCGGAACATCTCGTCAACGCGCCGGCCGTCCGGCAACGTCACGTCCCGCGCCAGGTCTCCCCAGACCATCGCGTATCCCTGGAGGGTGAGGCGCACGGTCATGCCTCCGCCTCGTCTGCGTCGACGTCGTCACTGGCCGGGGCCGGCCGTTCGTCGCCCGGCGCGTGTCCTGCGATGACCTGCTTCTGGTTCGGCACGTCAAGGGCAGGAACCTCTGGCATGTCGAGCTGGACGCGGCGGGCCGCATCGTTCGTCGGGTAGCCGAGGTCCACGAGCTTCTGTGCCGAGGTCGCGCGCTCCTGGAGGAGAGCGAGGCCGATGCCCGTGCCGCTCAGGTCGTACCAGAGGCGCGTCTGGCCGATCTCCGACTGCGGCAGGAGCTGCATCGTCAGGCCGCCGTAGATCTCGGACGCGAGACCCGAGAGCGTCGCGCCCCACCACCAGGCCCGGCGCTCTGCCATCGAGGACCGGTCGCCCTCGACCGTCGTGACCATGACCTCGGGCGTGCCCAGGGCGGCCAGGACTTCGCGTCGCGCTTCCTGCCGTGCCGGGCTCGCTCCGGTCTCGCCTGCGTTCGGCGGCGGGGCCTCGAGGGTCCACCCCTCGCCCCCGACCATCGGGGTGCCGTCCTGCGTCGACAAGCCCACCTGGTCGAGGATCTCCTGCTTCGTCTTCGTCTTCATCTCCTCGGACAGCGTGTGGAGACCCTTGACCGTGATGAGGACGCCCGGGGCGATGCGGTTGTGAAGGTTCGCTTCCTGCCGCTGCCTGGCGATGGCGTCGATCTTGATGGCCGGGAGCGCCGCACGGAAGGCCGAGAGCGACTTCGTGAACGAGCTCGGATGCGCGCGCCGCAGATGCACGACCTCGGCCGCCGGCCACGTCTCGAGCGTCCCGTGGTGGTAGTACGTCGGCCAGTGCGTCGACGACTCGTCGATCGTCAGGGTCTCGAAGATGGCGGGCCAGAGCGCGATGGGCGCCGGGTCGGACAGTCCGCGGACCACGTGGGCGACGAAGCCAACGTCGCTCATCTGGAGGTGGATGGCCGCGACCTTGACCCACTCGGCCCAGCTCCAGTTTGGCGGAGACGAGGTGGACCCGAGGGGCGCGCGGATCAGCCGGTTGAGTGGGTGATCCTCGTCCTTCGTCCACTGGCCGCCAACGTACCGCTGGACCACGGGCGGGAGCTCGGCCAGGGCCGAGGCGTTGGCCGTGACCGCCAGGTACGCCCATGCGCATTGCTGGAGTGTGGTCGCGAGATTCGGCATCGCCATCGACAGCGTCACGGTCGGGCCGATGGTCCCGAAATCCACGTTCGCGATGACCTGCGGGCCGGCCCACCCGGGCATCGGGTCGGACCGCGCGGAGTACTGCGTCAGGTCCGCCCTACGTGAGGCGCGACCGGCGGCAGTGAAGTGATCGCGGAACCAACCCATGCCCGTAGGGTTTCACGATTGTCGCAGATTGTCAAGGATTGTCGCAGATTGTCAGGCCGTCGCCGCGGGCGTCGGAACCCTCGCGCTCCACCCGTGGCCGCCGTCCACCAGTTCGTCGATGGCTCGGAGTGCCTGGCTCGTGGCGTCGACCTGATCGTCGCGTGTGCCGTTCGGGAACGCGAACAACTCGGCGCAGTAGGCGTTGGCCCACGGGAGCACGTCGAACGAGGGAAGGAGAACGAGCCCATCTTCAAAGTCGCTCGCCACGCTGAAGAGCCGCTCGCTCTTCTGCGTGCCCTGGACCTGCCAGTCCTGGACGTGCGGCAGATCCTTGCGGAGCTGGTCGGCCACGTTGGGGCCGGATGCCTTCGCCTCGATGACGGTCAACACGTGGTGATAGCGCGAGCACGGGGCCCACCGGGCGACCAGATCGCGGACCACTCGGACCATCTGTGATGGCAAGCAACGCTCGCGGAACTGCGCCAGCAATACCCGTAGTGCCCGCTCGCCCGATCGATGGAGCACCCCCCACGCCTGCGCCACAGCGAAATCAGAATTCTTCGTGTTCTTCCATGTCCCGTCCACCGAGATCACGATCGCGTCCCACTGGCGCGCGTCCGTGGCCTGGAACATCTTGAGTTCATCGATCAGCATCCCGGGGCACGGGACGCCGTTCTGACCGCCCCAGTACCGCGGCCACTCCTGCCGGATGATCGCCCCACCGGCCGGGCTGGGCACCTGGTTGTACTGGCACTGGTAGCCGATCTCGGTCAAGTTAAGGCGAGCCTTCGCCAGCACCCTCGGCGTCAACAGCCGCTCATCGAGGACCTGTCCCTTCTCCGTTCGCCAGTCGACCCACCCGATGGACGTGGCAGCCCGTGGCTCGCCACTGAACTCGGCCGCGAGACACAGGCTGTCCCATCCGTCGGGGTTCTCCTGTGACCACGTGCCTTGCGCCAGCGCCATCCCAATCGGGTCACCCTCGCTCAGTCGTTGGGCGATGATCATCTCGCCCACCTCGACGCCCAGGGTCTCGCGGGTCGACATGACGGTGGTCCACCACTCCCACGCCGCCTGGATCTTGTCGAGGTTGCGGCCCGAGAGAATCTCCTTGGCATCGAGGAGATCGTCCCCGAGGAGCCTGCGGGCCCTCATGCCCGTCAAGTCTGCCCCACAGGACTGCGAGTATCGAGCTCCGCCCGCGGTGTTCTCCCAATGCTTCTTCGTGTCCTGGGTTTTCGAGATCTCCCACGTGGGGCGGAACGAGTCCTGATACCAGGGCGACTTGACGAGGCGCTTCGATCTGATCGATCCGACGTTCGCTACCGTGGGGTTCGCTGAGACGGCGATCGCGTCCATGGACGGGTCCCATGTCCAGACCCACGGGAGCCCGTAGACCGACGCGATCATGCTCTTGGCCGTGCCCGGTGGCTGCGAGACCAGCAACCGCGGGATGCGCCCCTCCCACCACGCCTGAGCGTGGTCGGCCACGGCCTGTTGCATCGGCCCCCAGTGGAGCGGTCGACCTCCATGGAGCACGTGCCAGCCGAGCCGAATGAAGTTGGCGAGGCCCCCGAGCTTGCCGTCTGCTCTGAGATGAGAGGGCAGGCACGCCCGTTGGATCAGCGATGGGACAGCCGCCTGCTGTGGCAGAGCGCAAAGCGCCGTCGCGATCTGGTCACTGCCCCGCACCCATCACGTCCAGTCTCTCGAGTAGCGCCATGGCATGGTCGGGGTCGATCTTCCCCGCGACGGTATCGGCCAGGGCGCGAGCCGCCCGAAGCGGGTCCTGCGGGTCGACCTTCGGCCGGGAGAGCTTCGTCACCCCGGCGATCTCTGCCAGGGCCAGGGCCGCGGCAACGCGAAGGTGGGGCTTCTGCTGGTCCGACGTGGCCACGGCGTGAAGCACGCGGAGGTAACTGGGCAGCCGGGTCTGTGCATACTGCCTCGCCGCGGAGATCGGATCGTCGCCATCTGGCCACGAGTCGTCGTCCTCGGGGGGCGGGGGTGCCCCTGCCTGAGCCAGGTCCCATGCCGCCGCCCGGGCGTCCCAGCTCCACCGGCGCCGCCACCGGCGGGCGTTCGTCTCGCTCACGAGACCGGCCTTCACCAGGGCAGGGATGGCGCGGGGCCGGCCCGGGAGCGCCAGCCACGCGACGAAGGCCCGGTGCGCGGCGGGCTTCTCCCGAGGGAGCGGGGCAGGGGTCTCGAGTCCCATGCCCCGAGACTACACCACCCGGGCGCCAATGTCACACCAAAATGGCGCCGTGCAACACCTCAGATCGGCAAAGTGGCGGAAAATAGGGAAAAAACTTGGCGCGCCGAGCGCAAC